ATTATGTGTGTTTCGCAATGTGCTGTTTAAGCTTTTCAGCTTGCTTGGCAAAGTATTTGCCACCAGCCACGATCTCTGGTTCATCATCCCAGTGACCTTCACGGTAGTCGATGTCAGCGCGGTTATCCAAGTCAGCTTGGAACTCACGCACGATTTCAACATCGACTTGTGTGGACGGCTTGATCTTCCCATCCAGGAAGTCTTCAACAAACGCAATGTATTGATTGCGATATTCTAATGGCTCAAGGCCATCAGCACACTCAATGAAGTTCAAGACCTCACTGTAGGTATAGTCAGGCTTTCCGCGAAAGCTGACCCCGAATGGGATAGTCGTATTAGACATGGCACACTCCTTTCAAGAGCATAAGAGTTGTAGAGGGAAGCCCTCATCCTTATTAATACCACTATATCCCATGTTATTAAATATGTCAATACCTAAAATAAAAAAAATTATATAAAAAAACCTCTTGACACACATGCTACGTTATGGGATTAATGTTCCCGTGAACGAAACAAATATCAAGGAGGTAATAAAATGGATGGTGTTGAGCTATTCGAAAGACGCGAAGAATTACGTTATATCGTAAAAGATCTAAGCGCAGAATTAAAAGAAATTGATGAGAAGCTAGAGGATTTATTCTTAAAAAAGTCTCGTGATACTTTGAGATCGCAGGGTAAAGACTTTGGCACAGCTACTATTGCAGAAGGCAACAGTAGGTTTAAAATTAACATTCCTAAAAAAGTAAAATGGGACAATGACATGTTAAAAGAAGTGTTTGAGGGGATGAATCCTGATGACGCTAACCACTTTGCAAAAGTAACATTTTCTGTAGATGAGCGAGTTTATAATGCGGCTCACAAAGAAATCAGGGATCTTCTTGAACCCTGTAGAGTTACTGAAATGGGTAAATTTAAAATTGATAGAGAGGAATCTTAAATGAAATTACAAATTATTTCTGCTGACGAACGCATGAAAGAAAAGCGTGGTCACAAGATTGTAGTATGTGGTCAGAGCGGTGTAGGTAAAACTACACTTGCTCGAACACTGGACTCAGATAAAACTTTGTTTATGGATTTAGAGGCTGGAGATGCCGCCATCGAGGGATTGCCCATAGATGTTATTCGTCCAAGAACTTGGCCTGAGTGTCGTGATCTAGCGTGTTTCTTGGGTGGTGGAAATCCATCTTTGGCAGATGAGTCTGCATATAGTCAGAAGCATTTCGAATATGTATCAGCTCAGTATGGTGATCGTGAGGCTATGATGACAAAGTATGATACTTTGTTTGTTGATAGTATTACAGTCGCAGGGCGTTTGTGCTTTCAATGGTGTTTACAGCAACCCGAATGTCATTCTGACAAAAGTGGTAAGTTAGATACCAGATCCGCTTACGGTTTACACGGTCGTGAAATGATGTCGTGGCTTACACATCTACAGCATATTCGTGAAAAGAACGTTATCTTCGTGGGTATCTTAGATGAGTACACAGATGACTATAATAGAAAGCAGTACAACCTTCAGATTGAGGGTGCGAAAACAGGAAGGGAAATGCCAGGTATTGTTGATGAGATAATTACGATGGCAATCCTAACTGGAGAAAATGGACAGTATCGTGCGTTTGTGTGCGATCCATTAAATGAATGGGGCTATCCTGCGAAGGATAGGTCTGGCAGGCTCGAAACTCTCGAAGAGCCTCACTTAGGTAAATTAATTGCAAAAATGGGTAGCGGAAAACCACAGTCTGAAAGACCTTTGGTATTTGTTGACCCTAGAAATCAAAATTCAAATGAAGGGAAAATTAAAGATGCTTAATTTAAATAATACACCTGTTGATGAGTCAACAAAAGAGTTTGAACTTATTCCACACGGAACTGTAGTTCGTGCAATTCTCTCATTAAAACCTGGAGACATGGAAGTTCCTGAGTTTGGTAGAGGCAACTGGTTTAAACAGTCTTCAAGTACTGGAGCAAAGTGGACTCAGTTAGAATTAACTGTGTTTGGTGGGCCATATGATCGTAGAAAAGTTTGGGACAATATTTTTGTAGATGGTGCTAAAATGGGTCAAAGCGGTATCCCAGTGGCTAAAGAAATTGGTCTAAGAACTCTTAGATCTATTATCGAAAGTCATAATAATCTTGATCCTGCGGATATGTCAGAAGCGGCACAATCTAAAAGGCAAATCTCAGGTATTGACCAGTTGAATGGCATGGAGATCTGTGCTAAAATTAAGGTTGAAAAAGGTACAAATGGGTACGCAGATCAAAATAAAATGTTAGTGGTTCTTACTCCGAACTCAAAAGATTTTATCTCTGGTAGTGCGGCTCCTATTAGTAGCCAAGCTCCTCAACCACAGTCCACAGCAAGTGGCCCTGTTCCTGATTGGGCTAGATAAAAGGCTAAATGTGAGTGGCTAAGGTGTTTATTACCACGCCGATTCACACTCTGACGAGGGGCAGAGTGCCACAAACCCCTCACCATTCTCTCCATTCCAACTAGAGGTTAATTATGATACTAAGACCATATCAAGATGTAGCGGTATCAGACGCATCCAAAGCTTTAGATGACAGAAAGAATACAATCGTTGTCGCGCCTACAGGTGCAGGAAAAACGATTATGCTTTCTGCTTTAATTGGTAAGAGATACAAAAAAGGTAATCGTGTCCTAGTTCTACAACATCGTAACGAGCTTGTAGAACAAAACATGACGAAGTTTAGTAAAATAAATCCATCTATGAAAACCAGTATTGTCAATGGTACAGTTAAAAACTGGGATGGCGATGCAGTTTTCTCAATGATTCAGACGTTATCAAGGGATAACAATCTGGCGAAAAGACCTAAGTTTGACATGGTAGTGATAGATGAAAGTCATCACGTTGCCGCTGATACTTATAAAAAAGTAATCAATGCCGTTAGAAATGATAATGAATATTCAGAGATTGTAGGATTTACTGCCACGCCTAACAGAGGCGATGGAAAAGCATTAAAAGGTATATTCGATAATTGCTCACATCAGATTGAGCTAACCACCCTCATTAGAGAAGGTTTTTTAGTTCCGCCAAGGGCGTTTGTAATTGATGTTGGAGTTAAAGATAAACTAAGTGAAGTTCGTAAACTGGCAAACGAGTTCGATATGGAACAAGTCGATGCCATAATGAATAGAACTATTATTAATCAGCGAGTGGTTGAGGAATGGCTTGATAGAGCAGGGGATAGAAAGACTGTTGTATTCTGTTCTACTATCAATCACGCCAATGCGTTACTTGATGAGTTTTTAGCTGAAGATATAAATGCGGAAGTTGTAACGAGCGAAACACCTAAAAAAGATAGATCACAGATTTTGCACGATTTAGAACATGGCGATGTTCAAGTGGTAGTAAATGTAGCAGTTTTAACTGAAGGTTTTGATGCTCCACCAGTGTCGTGCATTGTGCTGACAAGGCCATGTTCTTACAAATCTACAATGGTTCAGATGATTGGTCGAGGTCTAAGGATTATTGATCCAGAGCTTTATCCTAATACAATTAAAAAAGACTGTTTGGTCTTAGACTTTGGAACGAGCATCATTACTCACGGTGCTTTAGATGAGGGTGTAAACTTAGCGGGAAACGAAAACGATGGTGTTGAGGGTGTAGCTCCAACTAAAGAATGTTCTAATTGTGGTTGGACTGTTCCTCAAAACTCTCGCGTCTGTCCTAATTGTGGTCATCTGTTCGAGGGGCAAGATAAGTCTGAGCTACATGACTTTGAGTTAACTGAATTTGATCTGATGCAACTGTCACCATTTAGATGGATAGACATCTTTGGTAACGGCACTTGCATGATGGCAACTGGATTTGACGGATTCGGAATAGTGGCTACAATAGGTGATAACTCAATAGGTCTTGTGAAGTCTCAGAATGGACGCTTAAAGGCCGTTGCGATTGGTAGCAAAGTACAGGCTACTTCTGCCGCAGACGACTTCTTGAGAGAGATTGAGAGTAGCAAGGCCGCTAACAAAAGTAAGAGGTGGTTAAACGATAGAGCTACACCAAAACAAATGGAACTTTTAAAGAAAAATAATGTTCAAATCAGCTTTATGGATTTCTCCTGGACAAAATATAAAGCTGCTTGTTGGTTAAATTACCTATGGAATAAAGATCGAATAGATAAAATGGTTAAGGAAATGGGTTATGATAAGAAATAAACTATTAGAGGCGGCAAAGAAAAAGATTAATGTTGATAGAGCTGATGTTTATGGGGATGCAAAGTTAAATCATGTGCGAATTGCACAAGGTTGGAATATTATTATAAATTCTGTCGAGGGGGATATTAACGAGGGTCATGTTGTGCTGATGATGGATTGGCTGAAGACATCTAGGTTGCTAGAAACAATGGGGCATCAGGATACTTGGGAGGATAAAATTGGCTATTCAGCTTTGGGTGGCGAGTTTATGATAAAGGAGGAGCAAGATGCCAAGGTTTAAGATGAATGTTTTTTTAATTAGTGAAAATACTGAAGGAGAAATATTTACGAATGAATTTAAAATGATTTGTTTTGTTAGAGATAGTTACGACAATCAGGAAGTAGCTGATCGTGCTGACAAAATAACTAAAGATTATATATTAAAATCTAAAAATCCTGTTCTGTTTGGCTCTTGCTTTTATTCAGCTAGGAAAAATGACAAGCCTCACAATTGGGAAATGATTTCTTTTAAAGACAATTGCCTTGAAGAAAAATATACAGAAAGAGATTTACGTCATATGATAAAATTATACACTCCAATTGAGTATATTAAAAAATTTAGATTATTTTCTAAAAAGGAAATGCTTACTAACAACAAACAAAAATTACATTAAGGGGGATACATGACTGATAAAATAAGTCCATTTAAAGAAATAGGACATGTGTGTAAGAAATTTGGTTGGGAAACTAAATTATGCGAAATGTCTCAAGAGCAAATAGAAGTATTAATTTATGCAATACAGCAAACAACACCAATTGAGGAGGAAATTGCCATTGATAGACTTGAAGAGAACTACTTTAGAATCACAGGAAATTGGCCGACAAACAGCACCATCATCCCGTTCTAAAGATTTAGAGAATCAAATCTCAGATGCAGTAGACGAGAGGATCGTTGAGAACAATAAAAAGATACCTAAACGAAACTATATAGGTGCTTCTTCTATTGGCGAAGAGTGTAGTAGAAAAATACAATATAGATTTATGAATTACCCTTCTGATCCAGAGAAAGAATTTACTGCAAAGACATTGCGTATTTTTCAGTTCGGACATGAGATCGAGGATTACGCGGCTAAATGGTTGCGTGATGCAGAGTTTGATTTAAAAACAGAGGATAAGTCTGGAAAGCAATTTGGGTTCGCTATAGCAGATGACCAGATAAAAGGTCACATAGATGGTGTATTAGTCTCTGGGCCAGTACCTATGAAGTATCCTGCCTTGTGGGAGAACAAATCTGCGAACGATAGGAAGTTTAAAGAGTTTGTAAAGCACGGTGTTGCTAAAACAAATAAGGTCTATGCGACTCAGATAGCACTCTATCAAGCTTACATGGATCTTGCAGAAAACGATTGTTTATTCACAGTTGTTAATAAAAACACCAGTGAAATATATTATGAATTAGTTCCGTTTGATAAAAAACTTGCTCAAGAAGCGAGTGATAAAGCAGTAGACATCTTGACTAGTATAAAAGCAAATGACATTCTACCTCGCATAGCACAAAGTAGAGATTTCTTTTTATGCAAATTCTGCGAGTATCAAAACTCGTGTTGGGGAGAATAACCGAAATGAAAAAAGTGGAGGGTGAAATGTCGGTAAACATCACCCTCCTAGATTAAAACGAACTTTATGTGGTGGGTACAGAATAATGGTAGTAATAAGACTTAGCAATACTAAATCCAGTAATTTAGCAGAAGAAATCAGTGACAAAGTGCCTCGTAGCATACAGTTGCAAGCACTGGTGGATACATACCCAAACGGTGTTATCAGAGGCACTCAATTTGAGATCGGATCGTTAAGCGGTGAGGTCGGAAAATCTCTAAAAATTTCTGTAGATTCTAACCGTTCTGACTTTATGCAGGGTATGGATTTTAGTACCAGTGAAGGTATCGGAGGTATCGCAAAGATTATGATGGAGGGTCGAGGAATGACCCTGAGAGATGTTACAGAATATTTCAGTGACTATTTAGAGGGATCAGATCGACCTAGACCTCCAGAAAACCCGATAAAACCTAATTTAGATGCACCAGCTCCAACTAAAACTAAAATTCAGATAGATATTAACACTCCTTTTGACGGTGAGCATTTCTATGTATCGGAAGATGGTGAGATTATTTGCTCTGTCCGTAGATACATATCAAAAGATGATTCGGGTGAGATTATGCGAGGATCGGATGGCAAGGCTAAAAAAGAATTTAGACAGTTCTCAGGTCAAAGCACATACCCTAAAATGCCCGAAACTCGTCCTCTATATAACATTCCAGATATTCTGGAAGCAGAGCGAGTTATCTGGGTCGAAGGTGAGAAATGTGCAGATGATCTAAAAGCTATGGGTTATACAGCTACCTGTAACTTAGGTGGTGCAGGTATGTTATCCGTTAAGTCAGCTCCAAGTTACGATTTCTCTCCGTTACATGGTAAAAAAGTAATAATATGGCCTGACAATGATAGCGCAGGCATAAAGATTGCAAAATTAGTACAGGATTTATCTTCTAAAGCAGGGGCTATATCTGTAACAATGCTGTCGCCACCAAGGGGTAAGCCTGAGAAGTGGGACGTTTCTGATGCAATTACAGAAGGTTTTGACATCAATAAGTTCTTAAATGAACCACAGCACAAAACCAAACAAACCATTTCTTTAAAAGATAACAGCTTACTCATATCTCAAATGTTTGTAGGTAAAGCACCAGAGCAGAAGTTTCTGATCGCAGATACAATACCTCTGGGCGTACCTGTTGTTTTTGCAGCGGCTGGTGATTCGGGAAAAGGAATGATGACTTTAGATTTAGCTATGAAAGTAGCGTCTGGGTTTTCAATGCAAAGCTCCTTTGGGGGATTGGTATCTACGCATGGTAATGTAGTCATTATGACAGCGGAGGATGATAAGGACGAACTGCACAGACGTGTGGAGCGACTAGATCCCAGGAGAAAAAGATTTGATTACGAACATGATATGAGAGTGCTTCCGTTGCCTAACTTGGGCGGTGTATTCCCAATGATGCAGAAGATAGATAATTCATACGTCATGGGAGCAGAGTTCGAAAGGCTCTATGAACAGATACTAGAAATTGATAACTTAGCTCTGTTCATTGCTGATCCAATGGCATCGTTTGTCCATGCAGATATAAACTCTGATCCAGCGGCAGGGGCCGCTTTCATGGGTATGCTTGCACAGTTGTCTACTGAAACAGGTGCAACAGTCATGGTTAATCACCACATGGCTAAGATTAGAGAGAATGAGCCGATTACAACACCAGAACAGGCGCGTAACCTTATCAGGGGTACATCAGCTATTGTAGACGGTGTCAGGTCTGCGTTCTCCGTATGGCAAGTGGACGAGAAGATCGGGAGACAAAGATGTAAAGATCTGGATATAACATATACACGAAACACCGTATTCGATGGTGGTGTAGTTAAATCAAACGGTCCAGCTAATCGGGATATACGTCACTTTATTCGTAATCAAGACACAGGTTTACTTGAGGATAGATCACAAGATATTCGTAACTTAGCTCTCTCGTCAGCCATACGTCAAAGAATAGATTATATGTACCAGTTTATCGAGCTATGTGAGCAAAACGGTCACGCAGTCACCAAAGGTGGTAAAGATGATGGCGTGTTTGAATCTATTCGTGTTGCCACGTTAAGAGAACCTTGCGTAATAGGTTTAAAAGGAATCGGTGAGTCTACAATCAAAGGAGCCGTTACCCAACTTCAAGAAACTGGTAGGATTGACGTATATAGACTTACTCAGGCAGGAACTAAAAAGTGGCTCGGAACTATGGATGGTGCAATGGCAAATGGTACATACGAGGCGCGTACTGCAAGAGAGAATAGTGGTTGACCTATCCCTTACTGTATGGTAATTAATAGTATATGAAAGGAATAGAAAATGTTCGCAGTATATAATACAAAAAAAGAAAGACCTACTTTAAAAGAAGCACAAGAATTTGTCGGGGGAATGGTTCAAATAGTCTATTGCCCTTCAGATCCTGATGCTCAGTTGCTCGTTAACGAAGAAGGTCTACTCTTAGACCTACCTTGGAACGATAAAGCTACAGATTTAGCTAAAACAGGCATCGTCGGGAACGCTATTTTCTTATTAGGTAATGCTAAATGGGATTAAGTGTTGCTTAAAACAAATACTATGATATAATTTTTATATGCATAATTTCTTTTATGTTGAAAAAATTGTTCAAAAAAAGTGGTAAGCTAGAACTTGCTACTAACTATTTGATAGACTTGTCATTGGGTCTGCCATTTAAAGAGAACTTCCGTTAGAGCGGGAGTTTTTTTTTGGCTGCTGGCGTTAAGTCGAAGAATTGTTCGGGTTAATTATTTATTAAAACTTCGGTTCATAATTAATTCCCTTATTATGTAAGGCTTTAAGTTTTCTAAGCTCCGCTCCCAATGCCTCGAACCTGGGATCTTGATCCCACTCAGCATCGGAAACTTCTTTAGTCAGCTCGGACATTCTAGCT